TTCTTTGTCTAAGGTTAGTTTTAGCAGGGCTCATTACAAAAGTACTAAGTACTAACAAACTTTTACCAGGTTGGTATGAAAATACTTTAAAAGTCTCTCTAACAACTTCAGAACCTGATGCTGTTGTTACAGCAAGGTCAACTAATCCTTGAGCAGAATTAAATGTTGCTGTTCCACTTGTAGCAGTGGCTGTAGCCCACAACCCATTATCTGCATATCTATGACTAGAGTCAAACAATGTAAATGGTTCACTAACTCTTAATCTACCAAATGCATCTATGTTAGGAGAGTTTGCATATGAGATAGCTGGACTTATTATACTATATCCTGAATAATTCTGTGCCATAATTAACTAATTTCTGTACCCCAAACTTGAAATGATAGGCTACTGTTTCCTGAATAAATTCTTATTTTATCTGTAGTTGCAAGTGTTACACCTATTGTAGCAATGAATGTATCATTACCAGCTAACGTTACATCATAGTAAAGATAGTCTTTATTAGATGTTGCTGCGCCTGCTTCTGATATAGAAATTCTAAATGTTGTTTGTGAACTTCCTCTATTACATACGGATAAAGAACTACATACAGTTGATGTAGCAGAAGGAACAGTATACAAATCTGTTTCCGTTGTTGCTGATGGACTACTTTGTCCTAATATTTTATATACGTTACCCATAATTTTATGCTCCCATTAATAAAAAGTTTTGTTCAAAACCTGCTGCATTGCTTCCTGCTGAAATCCAAGCTGTACCATTCCATATAAATAATGCTAATAATGTTGTATCAAAAACTATATATCCTTTATCAGATGTAGTTAAACTTAATGCATTTCTTTGTGTAGTAGTTAAATTATATATTCTACCTGCTTTGATTTCATTTGAATCAAGGTCAAGATTATGATAATATTTTTTGTCTATATTTGGCATTATGATAAATAAGCATAACCTGAAACAGGTTCTGAAAAAGTTATTTGTAAAATAGATGTAGTTGCATCTGTAACCACTCCAGAAATTTCATTACCAGATACATCAGTAATAAGAACATTAGGTACAAACCCAAGATTATGAGAAATATTCCACACAGCAGAAGCAGTAGGAATATAGTACTGATACGAACCATTATTTATTGTTATATTAGGATTTATGTTAATTCTTGTACAGCATCCACCAACATTAACATCTACAATATTTACATTTCCATCTCCTGTTGGATAAGAAAAACCTAAATCACAACATGGTATAATTGGACCACCAGAACATGTTTGACCAGCTGTTGTAAATCCACCAATATATGCTGCGGGATTTCCATTAAATGTAACAGGCAACCAAGACATATATGCTACACTAACTTGTGTAAGTGCACCTGCATCTTCGTTTTCAGCCCATTTTAAAATTTCATACCTAAGATTAGCCAAATCACAATCAATAGGAGATTTTGCACATTGAATTCCATACTGGTCATATTTATATTTTTCAACCATGCATTCTGCAAAATTTTCTTTGTAGACATCTTTATATAAAAGTACATTGCTCATTATTAGTTTGAATTATTTGTTTGTACAGCCAAGTTTTGTTCGTAAGAAGTAACACATGTGCTGCACACTTGTTTTCCATCTGATGCTGTTCTAACTTGACAAGAACAATTAATTGATGTACCGCAGTTTTGACATGTTCTCATATTAATATTGGTTTTTGTGACAATCTTTACATCCTCCTATATATTTATCAAGTCGTTTTTTAGCATATGTTAATAATTCCATAGCTAAATTAGGATCGTGACAATCTTCTGCTTTTACTTTTGCCGCATCAAAATAAGATTTAATTAACCTTAATTCGTTTAATCTTGCTCTTATTTCTACAGGGGGTTCACACGTTGCTAATTCAAGTTTACATAATTGTTGATTATAAACATTATAAGTTTGTGTCAATCTTAAATGATAATATTCAACATAAACTTGATCGTTAGGACTTACAGAATATTTAATTTTATAAATACCATCAGGTAATGCAGGTGCTTGTGGAGTACAATTACCAGAAATAATTCCTAAAGTACAAGCATTTAACACCAAATTAAATGATGCCATACCGCTACTAGCATATGTTGTAACATCTATTTCAGCTGGTTCTGTAAATCCAGGAGAAGTAATTTGTAATGTAGCACATTTAACATCAAGTCCTTGTTGGTAAATACTTGCATCAACAACTCTAAAAATGCTTACATTATTAGTTTCGGGAATATCTAAATACAATTGATGTTGTGCTGGCATATATTACTAAGTTTACATTTAAAATATACTGATTTTTTTTGTATTCTGCAAATAAAAAAAAAGAGAGGAATAAATCCTCTCTTTTTTATTTTTTAAGATATTATTAATAAACCTCAACAGGAACTACAGCAGCAGCAGCTGATATTGTAGCACCAGAAGCACCATTTGCAATATTTGCAGCAGAAGCGATATAGTCACCAATAAGAGATGAACCACTATTAGTAATTGTTGAAAGCTTACCAGCACTAGTCGTTGTACTTGCAAAGAAAGAACTTAATCCAACTGCTTGTGGAACAGCAATTTCAATTAAGTATTGATCATTATCAAATACACCAGTAGGATTATTCCAACGAGGTACATTGTGAAGTATGCAAAGCTTGTTGTACAAACCATTTCTGTTTGCAACGCTTAACATATTAAGTACACCAGGATTTGCTTCAATTTCTCTCATACGGAAAGTATCAATGTTGATACCATCACCAAATGCTTCTTGACGATATCTACCAGTAAGAATCAAATCACGAAGTACAGTTTCACCAACACCTTGAGCTTGTTGAGCAGCTTGTACTTCAGTAGCAATACCTGCAACACCAATGTTCGGAGAAGAACCAATACAAGTAGTTAAACAAGGATCACCAGCATCATCCATAACAGAAGCAATAATCTTAAGAGGCTCAAGATCATAGTTATCAGTTACAGTGAAAGTGCTGTTACCAAACTTAGTTTCTACATAAGCAGCAGTTAATTCCAAGAAACAATCAGTAGTAAATGTAGCAGCATCAGCATCTGCAACATAAACATGAGCAGCACTAGTAGAAGCTAAAGTAGTAGCAAGAGCACCTATAGTAGCACCAGTAGCAGTACCTGTAGGAAGAGCTTGAGTATTAGTAGCAGGAATATAAGTAGCTTGACCTACATAAGTAGGTTGTACACCAGTGCCTACAACTGTATTAAAGAAAGTGGTAGTACCACCGTTAGCACCATACAAATCATTATATGATTTAAATGTACCAGTAACTAATGATGGAGCAGTAGATTGAGTAGGCCATGAAATTGTACAAGTAGCAGAAACAGTAAGAACACCAGATAATGCAGGAGCTACAATTTGTGTAGGATATGTAATTGTATAAGATGTTGTAGAACTATAAGCAGATATATAAGAACCTACTGGAAAACCAGCACCAGTAACAGCAGAACCCAATGTAACAGCACCTGATAATGTATTACCAGAAGTTACAGTATATGTAGATGTTGTTGCAGTACCGCCCGCACCTACTGTAGCAGTAGCAGTAGCAGTAACAGCAGTAACAAAACTATTTATAGGCATGTTTGTACCAGTAATTCTTTGACCTACAGCAACACCAGAGGTATTGGTAGTGTTAAAGGTAAATGTAGTACCTGTTGTAGTAGGAGAGCCTATACCAGAAATAATAACATTTCCTTTAAATTTGTAAGCTCTAGCTTGCACCATTTGATTAAAATAAGCAGAAGTATTAATTTGCTCTTTCCAATCAACAATAGTAGCAACAGGATCTTTTACAAAAGTAGGATTTGTAGTGTTGCAACAACCAGTGTAGCTATCAAGCACACGATAGATGTTGTGAGACAAGAAACGTAAAGCAGGACTACCTTTAACATCTACACGAAGACGATAAGTAGTATCGCAAGTTAAACCACAACTTACAGGAATCTGAACAACCTGTTGTACAGGAGCTTTAGCACCAACCCAAAAAATACGGCTAATATATTTTGGATTAATAAGCTTTGATTTTACAGATTCTTGATAACCACCATGGCTTCCAATAGTATCAGAATATCCACTAGATTTGTAATAAGAACCTTGTACAATGTAGAAAGGTTGTGTAGTTGCAGCAGCAGCATAAGTAACTGCGGCATAACTACTATTATACAATCCAATTTGACCAGCTGTTAATCCAGATGTTGCTGTAGCAGTGCTTGGTGAAAAAGGACTAGTCCCTAAAAGAGACATTTTAAAGGCGTGACTAAAATACATAGTTTTAAATTTTAATTGTTAATAAATAAATAAATGTTTATAAGAATAATATATGAAATTGATTTAAATTTTCCAAATTTATTTTAGGAAAATAAGTTTATATTTAATTGAGTTAATTGTACTCTTAATATTATCAAGGTCATTGATAATTTCAGAATATGGCATTTTAGATTGAAGACCGTTTACCATACTGTAGATTTCTCTAAGATAATTAATACCATCATTTACAGATTCAAGCATTCTAGGCGCAGAATCTGTACATTCTAATAGTTTTTCAGCTGCACCTTGAAATCCTTCAGCAATAGTATCAGCATGGTCAGGAAGCGCATCATATAGTTCATTAAGAGCTGTATGAGAAGCATGAGAACCAATACCTGTCACTTTAAGATGAAGTTTGTGAAAACTAACAGCAGCGTTCATAAGTTCAGATACACATGCAGCTGTCATCTTTTCTAAAGAAGAACCAGTAGGTGCTCCAGAATATTCAGCAGTTTTACTAGGACTACTACTAAAAATGTTTGTTCTAGATATTTTTTGCATTTTATTATGTTTTATATATATTAATTATTTCGTTCAGCCGATTTTTCATTTCTTTGATATTGCGTCATTGCTTCTATATCACCAGCTAATATAGATGCAGCTTCATCACAAATAAGTTCTACAATATCATCTTTAAGTTCACTGGTAACATCTGTTGTAACAGTGGAACCTGTGTTTAAATCTATACATCCGACAAACTCTACATCTACCGGTTTTCTATAATAGTTTAATTTAGGATTTACTACGCTAAATTCACCATTAGTATAAATTCTAATTTTATTATTTACTAATGTACAAAAAGTTTCGGCCCAACTAAATGATGGTTTTGAAAACATATCTACTAATAAAAGATCTACATCAGCCTCTTCTGCAAGGTAGACAACAAAAGGTCTTGGATCTTTACAGCTATCTGTTACACCTTGAATAGAAACTCTTTTAAATTCTAAATAATTAGTAGGTAGGGAATCCACTTGAAAGTATGTAGGATCTACCAAGTTTCCAGAAAGATTAATGGTTGTCAATAATTTCTGAAGATCATCAATCCTTCTTTTTGAAGCTTCATCCCCTTCCTTGTAATTATTTGTACCATGGAGTTGTCTTCTAACCCATTCAATTTGTGCTTTATTAAAAGCTTCAGCAATTTGCCAACATTCTAAATTGTCATAATCAAAAGAAGAAAGTTTATTCAACCTCTCCTTAATTTTTATTTGTAATAGATTGTTGTTCATTTTTTTATTATTTTGTCAGCTTATAGCCTTACTATTGAATAGAAAATGTCAGTTTATTACTTGACTTTTTTTAATTTTGGATTAGCTTTTTTAGCAGCAGGAGATGCGTTTCTAGTTGCAGAAGCTAAAATAGCTCCAGCGGCTTCTTTACTTACTCCTTGTTTTTTTGCAATTTGAGATTGCACTGCTTTAAATCCAGGATGTGCTTTAGACTTTGCCATTTTGTATTTAATTTATTAGTTATTAATTCCAGAATTTTTCTACTTCAGTTTGTACTTGAATTAAGATTTGTTCATTTAAAGGGTTTTTCAAGAATTCCACTGCATCGGTTGAATTTCTACCCATCATAACTGAACTAGGAAGATGGTATACAAACCCATCAGCTTTCGTTGCTATAATTTTATAATAAATAGCATCCTTCACTATAGCTTTGAGTTTTAATGTTTCCATATCTAATCTAGAAACATCTAAAAACATTTGTGCTGTTTTTCTTTTATCCTTATCTACAAGTTCTCCAGAAATGTATTTATCCATATTATCATAGACAACATCATTAGGAGTTGACTTCTTATATTGTGCACTGTTAATATCTAACACTTTAGCAACATAAAGAAGCTTGTTTTGATTTTTATCAAAGAGTTTTTGTAATTCAGCTGCTGCTTTATTACGCAACTTTTTAAGTTCTGTATTAGTAGATGCTGTTTCTTCCAGTCTATCTAAATAAAACTTAGGTGGTTTATTCATTGTTTTTGCACCATCAAGAGATTTTGCAATCATACTAAATCCACCATTTTCAATAGCATAAAGTTTAATAAGATCATAAGGATCTCTTTCTGGATCAAGAAATACAGGTTCATTACCACATCTTAATTTAATTTTGTCCCAAAAATCAGAATTATCAGGACGCAACAATTTGATTTTGTTCCAAAATTCAGAATCATTAGGATCTACTACATTAGAATTCAATTGTCTTTCTAATTGACTAACAATCATTCTAATTTGTTTAATTTTAGCCTCTTTTTCTTCTGTAGAATAATCAAGAAGTTCTGGAGCAAACTCATTAAGACCTGTTACATATCTTTTAATTCCATTAATTTCAAGACAAGCTATTTGTTCTTCATGAAAAACATTGTCAAAAAGAGCTAGTCCGTAATTTTGCAATCCCATGTTGTCAACCTTAGAATCAAAATAAGGTTTAATTGCAATCTTAGATTTTTTGTTTTGTGGATACTTTTCCACAATAGTCATTGTACTCATGTTTGGTTTTGGTTTGGTGAGTTGTTCCCAACGAAGGCTGCCAGACTTCTAAAATAGGCGTATGTTGGGAAGTTCAAAGATAAATCTTTAAACTGTTAAATTATTGCAAATTAAATTGTAAATGTTTCATTGTAAAATTTTATTTGCAGTTAATAGAAAATTAAGAAACTCTAGTTACTGTAAAACTAGCATTAGCTAATACCACAGAAGCAGTTGCGTTTGATACTTGTTGTGCAAACATAACTGTTAAAGTACCAGGATTTGCTACAACTACAGTTCCTTCAATAACAATTAAAGTATGTGCAGCAGCAGCTCCACCAATTGTAGTACCTGGTGTAGCAGTTGTAGAAGATGAAACAGCAACAGCAGATGCGATATAATATAAAGCTGTAGCATTAATACTTGTCCAAGTACTTGTTCCTCCAATAGCAACCTTTGAACCAGGAGTTGCATTAACTGTTACAGGTAATACAGCTCTAAAACTATACACACCACCTGCTTCTACATTTTTAGAAAGCTCAGTTACATTTGCAAATACAGTGTTACTAGTTACACTAAATGCAGATGTTGTAGACATTGTATCTGGTATATACTTAAGAAGATAATTTAAATGACCAAATTTAGCCAATGCCATGTCTTCTTCTTTTTTCAAAAACGGATCGTCTGATTTAGGAAAAAATTTATTTAAAAGTATCATTTTATTTTTTATTTATTATGTTATTAAAAATTGTTTATGGTTATTAGAAAGATGTTAGCTAAAACTAACATCTTTCTGTTTAAACCTATCATTTAATTTAGATTTTTATTAAAATCCAAATATATTTATAATTAGAACGATGATCCAGTAATTGGATTACGCATCACAATTTTCAACACTTTTGTAGGATCTTTCACCCAAATTGCTGGCATTGTCTGAGACATCATTACACGGTATCCATTAAAGTTACCAGAACTTTGGAATCCTTGTGTACGACCCATATAATCCATAGTACCATTTTGATAGAACCATTTCAATTGATTATCCCAGCTTAATTTCAACAAGAAGATGTTGTCATTAGTGTTATCTGTAATATCAAAGATGATAAAGTTATAAGATGATAGTGGGAAACCGTCAATTAATGGATTCTCAATATCATTTGTGTGTACATTATCAAAAGCAGGATTCAACACAAACTTAACATTTGCTAAGAAAGGAATTACATACTGAGTGTAAGCAAATCCAAAGTTAAGATCCATACCTTGACCGGTAATAGCACCAACCTCACGTGCATTAATAACCATACCAGATGCAACAGCTTCTTTCTTAATAGCTTCATTAATCATCTTCATACCACCCATACCAGTTTGTACTACAAGACTGCGTTGAGGATCAGGTCCTTTAAATTCAACCTTACCATTAAAGAAGTTAAATATTTCAGCACGGAACAAATCAAGTGTAAAGCTAGATTTATTGTAAATGCGTTTATAAGAATTATCAAGTTGTTTCCAAAGACCTACAGACAAACGAATATCATCTGGACCATCTTGTTTCAAACGACCACCTTGACCCCACATAAGGTAAGTTTCAATGTCATTAGCAATCTTAGAAAGATGTGCAGCTTCCAAAGTTGTTAAGAATGTACGAGAAAGTTGACCATTTTGGTATGCTTTTTTAACATAATCAGGTCCCATTTTCTCAGCCATTTTTTCAAGAGAAGTGATTGATGGATCCATTGACTTGTCAAAGTTGCGCCACAATTCAATTACTGGAACTGTACCATCAGCTTTCATACCACCTTTCATCATCATGTCAGCTTTAGAGCTAATAGAATAATGAACGTGAGCTTCAGCACCTCCTACAAAGTTGTAGAATTCACGGAAACCACTGCGAACTTCTCCAATATCAGAGAATCTTTCTCCATATTCTCCACGTGCAGAACCTTTACGAAACACTTTAGATCCAATTTTAAAAGGATTAGCAGTGTTGCAAATAATAGCTTTAGTGCTATCATTGTTTACAATTTGTACAGTGTAAACAAAAGAATCACCAGCTGGAACAATATCATCAGCAGTGATATAAAGTTCTACACCATTATATTTGTCATAAGTGATAATATCACCGTGACCAAATACACGTCTGTTAAGACGAATTTTAAATGTAGTACCATCAACACCATAAGCAGTGCTTGCGCTACCACCATTGGTAATGTTTACTTCTTCAGTAAGGTAAGGCAAATCTTGAGCTACAGGAACTTGCCACTTATACTCACCGCGAGCATTATCTACCATAATTACATTTTTACCACCAAATGAAGACATTTGATAGAGGGGCATTTCTACTTTTTGTGTCATTGCCCAAAGGTCTACTGGACCAAGGTCCATAGGTTCTGCTGATTTCAGCATGTTAGTCATATGGTATGAATCTACATGAGAACTAGTTTTGTAGTTATTATCACGCAGGAATATACCATTGTTTAAAACTGGTGTTGCCATTGTTTTTTAAATTTAGAGTTAATAATTATTGATTAAAAATTTTTATTATCGTTTAAAAATATTTGTTTGTCTAGGAATTTTTCTAACCTGTTCACTTTGCGATGTATTCACAGAAGATGTAGCTTTGTTTCTTGATTGTTCAGTTTTAAGTTGTCGTACAGTTTGTTCTACCGCTTGGTTCTTACCTTGCTTCATCAATGAAGATCTATAATCATCAGGATTAGAAAGTAACCACAAAGCTTCTGCTATAAGATCGTATCTTGGTTCCACATATTGGTATTTTTCCAATAAGTGTCCTAAAAGATTTGTAGGATTACCATTTATAGAAGGATATTGAGGTTGTGTTAATCCGTTATATAAGAATGACTGCACCTTTTTATCAAGTTTTACGCCTCCCAATTCACCTTGTCTTAATGTTTCAAAAACATTTTGTACATAAGCATCAGCGGCTTGTTCTTGCTGTTTTCTCATTATTTCTTGCTCTGCAAGTTTAGACTGAATCATCTCTTCTTGCATAGCATCCAACTTAGGTTTAAATTGCTTTGCTTTCTTTTCTAGTTGACCAAGATCTTTCCAGTTGTTTACTTCTTCTTCAATTTCATCATTGTCACCAAAGTTGGTTGCTTGAAGATAAGAGCGTACAATTGATTCTTGATCACCGTCTGATTCAGGATTTAATTCTCTCACCTGCTCCACTTTAGCTAATGCTTGAAATAATCCTTTAAGATCTTGTCCTCCATCTGCTACATATTTAGCAGCATACTGAAGTTCTTCCGGAAGACTTTCAAAAAACTCAGCAGGTGTGTGAGAAGCTATTTCATTTTTTATATTAGAAATATTAGCTTGCCAAAGCTCATCCAAATCTTTTTCATTCAAAGAACTAATATAGTCGTCTAAAGTTTGTTTCTCTTCATCATAGTCGTCAAAAGCAAACATTTCCTTAGACTCAATTCTTTTTTTAAGAAAGCCTACAAGAGATGATTTTTCTGTTTTAGGTCTTCCTCTCTGTACTGTTTCTTCTTCTGAAGAACTATCATTTACAATTTCTTCATCTACAATACTTTCAATTACATCTGTTTGGCTAGGTTGTTCTGGTTCGTCCAAAAAAGAAACATCTGTTTGTGAACTAGCAAAAATATTAGGTTTTTCCTCTGTTTCTTTTGTAGAAGAAGCTGAGGTCATGACACTATCCGCTCCAGGTGCACCAATCCAGCTGTCTATATCAAGATCTACTTGGTTAACAGATGTTATATCTGTTGGGTTGTTGTTGGTTTCCATGTTAATTATTGGTTTTAATTACATTATTAATATACGAATTAAACTCTAAAGATTTATAACAAAATGTTTTTGTCATATTTTGTTTCGGATAATAAGGCTATAATTTTTAAATGTTGTTTAATACTTTTAATATATCTTTTAAAACAAGAACGTAATTTACTTTACAAATAATTAAAAGCATTATTTTTTATTTTTATCTGCTTTAATTTCAAATTGTGTTCTATTTGTTCGAGCTATTTCTAATTGTTTATTAGCAATATCCTGTTGAGTTTGAATTTTTTCTCTCTCAATATCTAGCTTTTGTTCATTAAATCTTGTTTTATTTACTTCTTGTTCACGTTTAAGATTGCTAGTATCTGTATAATTTTGTTGTTGTTGAATTTTAGCAAGAGCATCTTGATAATCAGACATAGCATTTTGGTTAATGTCTTGTGTTGCACCATATCCAGCAGCTCTAATTTCAGCTTCAACAATTCTTGCTTGTCTATCCTTGTCTTTTTCTTCAGCAATAAATTGTTGTTTCATCATCTCTTGTTGTTGAAGAGCTTCTTGTTGTTTTTGCTGCATTTCTTGCTCATGTTGCTGTTGCTGTTGTCTGATGCTATTAGCTTTCTCTTCAGTTTTTTTCAAAACATTTGTAAGTTCTGCAATAGATTCAGATTTAATAACGTTTCCAAGATCATAAATACTAGCACCTGTAGTGTTATTATTTAATGCTAAAGATTTAAGCTGTTCCATTACAGCTCTAGAATTAGTTTTAGTAGTGCAAAATATGTTAAGATCACGCATCAAAAGATCTGTACCATTAATTTGAAAATTAACCTTTTCATCCGCAGATGTAACATATTGAAGACGCACCGAGGGTTTTGTAGAATTATAATATTGAGCTAGTTCTGTTCTCATCTGATGTACTCTAGGCATCAAATTGTCACTGTGCTGTACAAAATACACTTCTGTTTGATTGTAAGAAGCATTTAAAGCTTGTTCTACACCTGTTGCAGTTTGTTGTGCAATTTGTTGTCCCATTCGCTGAGGATTAACACCAATTACCTCAAATGCTTGAGTTTTAAAATAGTTAGCTAAATTAATCCTAGACATTAAACGCTGTGTTTGTTCTAAATTTAACACCTGATAGTGTTGGAAGTTTAAAGCATTTTCAGTGTTAGTTATAGATGTATCTAAAGGTAACATCTGGAAGTTTTTCATAGCAACATATGCATTAGCTAAGTTGTTCTTTCCCCAATCTTCTCCCATTGAATGTCTGGGTAGGGCGTTCTGATCAAACATAATCACTGTACCTAACTCATCTATTAATATATCAGCTATTTGATTGTTAACTATATTATAACCTATTTGAAAAGGTTTCATAAGATCCACCATAGATACAGAACGTGTATTTCTATCTGAAAATACAGCTCCCTCTACAGGAGGTTTGCAACCATAAAGAGTTGTATCTCCTTTAAATTGGAATGGAATTTTACCCGGTTTACCACCATTTAGTCCAAGATATATTGGATTAAAACCACCTGGATTATTCATACCCCAAAAAGAAGGTCTATTTGGTCCTATTTTTATACCACCCCAAACTTCATTAATCCAAATCCAATCTATATGTTCTCCAAATACTAAATTGTCTTTTGTTTTTTCTTTATATAAGCTAGTATCATACAGAGGTTTGTCAGTAATTTTGTAGTTTTCAGCTACAATATCTTGTATCATTTCACCTAATTCTGTAATCTTTGTAAGGTGTCCCACTCTACGTTGTGACTTCCAATATACAGTAGTGCAACGCAACAAATGTGCATTACCCCAATCAAAAAGATCTTCTGACTCATTTAATATAGATTGAATAACATCACCACTCCATTTTGTATTGTCATATGTACTCATAAACTGTCTATATGCAAGACCTGGCATCTGAGTATTCCAATCATGAGATCTTGTTGGATCATAATAAGATCCATCATTTTGCATACCTGGAAGTGCATATCCAGCAGATCTTACAGGATAAATAACCTCTAAAGCTTTAAGTTGCTCTTCATTCATCATCCACCCAAACTTATCTATAACATCTGCTACAGTAAGTAAATCAAGCATTCCTATCCAATGAGCTTCAGATATGTAACGAGCAGAAGCAGACTTATGATAGAAAACTTGTACAGGATTCCAAAGCTCAATTTCATAATCATCATCCATCATTCTAAAATGCCAAAATTCTCTATCTGTAATTAACATGTCACGAAATGCTCTTTCTTCCAATTCATCCATGTGAAATCTTTCTACATCTACTTGATGTTGGTGCGTAGCCCAACTTTCATATAGATTTCTGTAGTCTTTTTTAAAAAAGCTTTCAATTTCTGGTAATGATTTTAATTTATCAGGAGACATTTCTTGTTGAAATTCTTCAGATTGAGGGTCCATTCCCATATTAATAAGCTTGTTCATCATTTTAGCTTGTGCTTTTTGCATAAGCACTTCTTCAATCATGTTCTTTTTTTCTTCTAACATTTCATTATATGAAAGCTCATCCACCGTTCTAAACATAATTTTAGAAGCTCTCTTACTAAATTCAGAACATAAGACATTAATTACATTAGGTATAATAGGGTAGAATTTAAGTTCTAATGCTGTCTTATCTTCTTTAGTTAGCATATCAATAAGCTCACCATTAGGGTTATCTTCTTCAACTATATAATCTGTTTTATCGATAATACCCTTTGCTAATTTATAATTTTTAAGTAAACGTACAGCATTACGTCTAAGTTGACGCATACCCTGCCACTCTAACCAGTCTAAATTCCATGCTCTCCACTCATCATCCTTTTCAGCTTCTGGTAGAAATTGTACAGGTTGCATAAGGCTCCCCATTTTATTGTACTCAACTTTCTTGCCTGCCTTGAGGTCAAGTGCATTATATATTTGCATTTTTTATATATTTAAATTATATTACTAACAGTTGTTCCTTTTGGATAAACAGCTGTTGTTGTTCCTGTTGTTGTAAATGAATCTCTTCCACAATAAATTTCATATGGTTTTCTCCAATGAGGATCTACCCATGGATTTGTATAGGAAGGTTTAGAAGGAATGTGTTGTATTACAATCTTTTCTTCATTTTCTCCAATTAAAACCAAAGCTTCTTTTAAAGAAATTTTATTTTTTTTAATTAATTTCTCTAATAATTCTATTTTCTTATCTTCCATTTTATCTATCTTATGTTTTTAAAAGCATTTCTAGGGGGAGTATTTAAAGCATTTTTATTTAAACTTCCTGAGTTTATACCCATATGTCTAAATGGACTCCTTACTGATAATTTACTTAATTTTTGTGTATTTTCCAATTTATCATTTGCTATTTCTACTCTTGTAGCTTTACCCCTATTGTTTTGCTGTATTTGAGCAAATGCTACAAGGGAACAAAATGAAACCAAACGGTCTACGTTTAAACCCGGTTGGTATTGTTTCATTTCTTCTAATAACATTATGTCGGGTATTCTTTCTACACCATAATGTATTTTTGTTATTTCACCATCTTTATTTGTGTGAACATCTAATTCTTCTTGTAAGAATTGTATGCCATAACTTATAAGATGGGTTTTAAAAAGTGTTCCTGTATTTTTCCAGCCGTATGTAGCAAATACATTAGCATTACTGGACAATTCTTTAAGAAAAGGTATTTGATCTTTAGGAACCAAATATTTTTGTTTCCTTTTACTAATCATATACTGTATAAAAAGACTAACATTATTTTCAACTAATGTCCACGCATTATACCATTCGATGAGCATTTCTAGACGTTCATGTGTTTTTTGCAAATCATCAAATCTTCCACACCATGAAGCAACAATACCATCTCGCTCAAAATGTGAATTTACTTTACCATTTCCTTCATCCTTAATTACTTCAGTTGGATTTTTATAGATAAATATGCTACATAATGAATCTGATGTGGTGGTCCTACCTTCCCCGACTGGATCTATAGAAGCATAATATGTTCCCCAAGGAACATTAGGAATTGGTCTTTCGTATACGCATATAACTCCAGATTTGTCTTCCATAGTTTTATCTATAGGAAATTTTTTAATAGGTTGTCTATTAGATTTTTTGGCTACAATTTTATTTTCCTCATTTATACTTAATTCGACATATTCTATAGGATAGTCTCCATCTTCTATACGTTTTATTTGATGTGAAATAAGATGGGGTGGAAATACAGATTCTTTTCTTGTGGCAAATGCCTCTTCAATATTAGTGGGTTTTTGAGAAATACGTAACTGGTATTGTTCAGGAGATAAGTCTTTTTTCCATTGTTTACGTTCTTCATAAATAGCTTCAAGTGCATCATTAACTAAAGAGTTACCAGCTTTATCTATATAAGGAGGCATTGACCATTGTTCAGGAATAAATAATCCAGTTTCCCCTATTGTACCATTGTTATCTATTAAATTGGATGTTATAGCAAACATACCATATTTATGAGGATAGAGTATCATTTCTTTAAGAGGTTGACATTGATCTAAATCACCCACTGAACCAGCAGCTATAAATGTACCTGTTGTCACCATACCAGATTGCATTGCAGGACGCATAAACTCATAAGTGTCCATCATCTTGGGAGCAATTCCAGCTTCTTCATGAAAGAAGTACGATACGGGTCCTCCCACGCCATTAGTTGGGTCTTTTTCAAATG